CATCTACATAATCGTAATCTGCACTCACAAAACCACCACTAATCCTGTGTAATCCCCAAGCGTGTCTTTGTTCTATCTCAATATCTTGTAACCTTTCTTTAAGTTTCTTTTCTTCTTCATCTGAAAGTTTATCTTCTTCTTCTATCTGTTCATCTTGAAAGATGCCCATTTCCATTTCCTCTAATTGTCTTTTTTTGAAACTACCCATCAACTACCTCACTTTCTTCAATTAAGTGGTGAATTGGTTTTCCGCATTTACTAAATAAATACTTATTTATTTCACAATGGTCATCTTGCATATCTGCATCTTTCTCTGAAAAATATTCATAAGATGAATTACCATCATTATCTTCATAATAAAAAGGGTCTTCATCTAGCCAAGATTTTACTTTATTTTGGCTATTATCAGATAGTTCCGAGTATTTATATGCTTTCACTTGCACTAATTCCATCACTCCACCTCGCTTATAACATCATCATCAGTAATATATTTATCCAACCAATGTAATGCCCACTCTAACCTCTGTTGCATATCCTTAACATTACTCACCCTGTACTCGTCAAGAACTAATTGAATTTCAGTCCGAGAGGCAATTAAATCATTCTTTAATTCAACATCCATCACCCCACCTCACTTTCTTTTGTTTCTATATATGTTTTAACAAAAGCATCTAAAGGATTCCAATCTACCTCATCGAAATAATCCCCAGCAGAACTTTCATCTTCAAGCATATTATACGTGAAGAAATGATAATAAACCTTATCCCTATCTCTGCCATAATATTCCTCTGCACTTTCTTTGTCTTTGTATTCATAGGGCAAATCCCATTCGCCGTAATATTGTCCATCCAAGTTAATTACCTCCCTTAGGCAATGTTGGAATAAAAACTCCTCTGCATAGTTTTGTAATTCAATCTCTCTTGGTAATACATTCATCACTCCACCTCACTTTGTTTTATTAATTCAATTTGCTCGTTATCATATAAAGTCCAATCCACTTGATCTTTATGTTCACTACCTTCATTCCAGGCGCTTATACCTTTCATCGCAGCCGAATTCTCGATATAATAACATCTACCCTTTATAGTAATATATAAAGAACAATCACTCCGAATATCGACTTTAATATCCTCATGTTTTATTAATGTCATTTTCTTTTCCTTTCGTTTATTAAAAAATCTTACCCTGTTATTCAAAATATAAAAATACCCTCGATCATTAAATATAAAGACCATGTTGTCCAAAATATAAAAACCCTGTTATCGTAAATATAAAAATGAGTTGTACCCTGTAGTATTTGATATAAAAAAATGTCAATTATTTGTTAAAATTTTTTAGTTTTATGATGTTACATTCCAATTTATACCAATCCCTAGAAGTCCATGATTTTTCCTCTTGTTTTACCCCTTGCTGCGCTTGTTTTTCTGTTTTGTAGATCTTGCCCACGTGGAAGGGGTCGCAAGAATTAGAAGTAATTATAATTATATACATTAATTTAATATCCTTTCATTTTTAAGCCAAAAAAAAAGCCCAGGCGCACCAGGTTTAACCCTTTGCGCCCAGGCCTCGCAGCTATGAATTAATTAAGTAATTCTTTTAGTTCTGTCTTTGTACAGTTCTCATTTTTATTAGATATTAGAATAATATTGTTTTCCCTACATAACCGACCTAATCCAGAAAATCCGCTTTTTTTAAAACAGTTTAACGCTTTTTTTATTGTATCTAATGCAACATATTCAAAATGAGAGCCGTAACCATATTGAAATGGAACTTTTAAAACAGTCTTTTTATTTTTACGGTTATATACCTCAACTATTGCGGAAAAATAAGAATTACCGTTCAAACCGTCAAACCATTCACGCGCCTGAATGTTAATTGCTTTTATATCTTTAGTTTTCATATTAATTAACCTCTATTAATTGTTTTGCTAGATTTATTTTACGTTTTCTAAAATACGGTCTTAATTCGTACCCAACCATTGAGGGGTTATTCTTGATCATACCCCAAACAATACCAACATTTACTCCGCCACGCTCTTTAATTGCATTGAATAAAAGAGAAGGAACAAAGTAATTATCTTCAAAATGTTGAAATAAATGATCTTCGTTTGTCTTATCTCCTAACGTTTCACCGTCTTTAGTTTTAAAACAACAATACCAACAGTCACCACTTCCTGGACTCTCTAAGCCGTTTTTTTTAACATCAGCAATAAAACCCTTAATATATTTATTAACCATTTTATTAACTTTGTTCATCGCTTTTATTAATGGCTTGTCGTTAATTGGTTTTGTTGGTTTTCCGCTTTTATTTACTGTCATTCCATCTTCAAACAAAGAGCCATTAATAAACCATAGATTGTTATTTTGAGTAATATAAACAGGGGTAAACCTATTTAACCTCTCCTTTGTTGTCCTTGTAAGCCATCCGCCAGTATTTAAAACAATTTCACCGCTTTTTTTAAATGTTGCGATGTCTGTTTTATGTAATAAAATTGCTATATTTTCACCGCGTCTTTTTAAATAGGTATTATTTGCAATTTTACGGCTATTCTTACACCTTCCTGATAATTGTTTATCTAATGTTTTATAGTTCATTATCCTTGCCCCCTTACCACCAACGCGGGGCAATTATCTTCAGTACGTTGCGCCCTGGCTATTTTTAACGCTCTTTTCCAGGATATACCCTTATATATACTGGTCTTACTCTCTAGTCCATTAAATTTATTCTCTTTATGTTCGCGAACTTCGAACACTTCCCAAAATTCAAATAAAAAGATTGATCCTAGATACTGTATTTCAATTATTTTGATCATTATATTAGTTCCTTTTCAATTATTACCCATAACATAAAAAGACTTGCAAAAGTGCATGAACTCAATAATAACATTAATTCATATTCTTTGATAAATACCGAGCCTACTGTCAATGTCAATCCGAAAATCGATAATGTTAAAAGATAATATTTAAATATCCTTAAAAATAATTTCATAGCTTTATTTCCTCTCTATTTTGTTTAATATCATGGCTTAATGTAATAATAAATATTACTTAATGCAACTAAAAATATAACTTTTATTACCCCTTATAATATATACTAAAGAAATTTCGGAGCGTGTACGCTCAAACTGATTTAACCGAATTTAAAATCATTTACGATTTTTTCAATTTTTAGTGCCTATTTAATACCGATTGTTTATTATATCCTCTATGGTATGCGAACAATTGAAACGATACAAAGAAAAAAAGATTAAATTTCAAAGAAAAAACCCGATCCACAAGGTCAGATTTTTGGCTGCGACGGACATCGCGCCCAAAATTTTTTTCCTAATTTTTAAGTTTTAAAATTTGTTACAATAATGGACTGGCCTATAATCACCGACAAAGACTATGAAAGACTGATCGAGTCAATCGACATCGGTGACGAAATGTTCCGCAAACTCGCAATCTTCCGCTCTGGCCTCATTGAGCCTAGCATGCGCCATTGGCAGCTATCCGCCCACGAAGCCTACGACACTTTATCTGAAAGAGAACTCCAGGTCTTTAAGATGCGCCTAAAGTCTCACAGCTTTCCCCTAATCGCAGAGAACCTAGAAATATCTGAATCATCCGCTAAAACCTACTGGCGCAGAGCTATCCGTAAGTGCTGGGTTCTGTTTGACGTAGTCTAATCCGCAATTACTGAAACTATTATAGGAATTTCAATGGCAAAGAAGAAAAAACTAGGCAGACCAAAACTTGAGATAGATGCAGATAAGGTAGAGATGCTTTCAAGCTTTGGTTGTTCAACCGTAGAAATAGCCAAACTTCACAACTGCGATGAAAACACGATCCGAGGCAGATTTAAAGAAGAGATAGAGCGCGGTAGAGAAAGCATGAAGATCAAGCTCAGACAACTCCAATGGAAGCAGTGTGAGAATGGTAATACCTCTCTACTTATATTTTTAGGTAAACAATATTTAGGTCAAAGTGACCGTAACGAACTGGAATTAGTAGGAAACCTAGAAGCCTTACTCAAAGAGTGTGGCTACGAAGATTCACCGATTGAAAAGAAAAGTATTAAACAAAGAGAAGCTCTGGAAGATACTCAAGTACCAGCCCTCGCCTAATCAGCTCTCAGTTCATAACTCGACAGCACGCTTTCGAGTGAACATACAAGGGAGACGTTCTGGCAAGAGCTATAGTGCAGCTAAAGAGATCCTACCTCACATCCTAACACCCAATACGCGGTGTTGGATAGTTGGGCCTACTCTCGATCTAGCTGATAAGATCATGCGTGAAGTGAAGATGGACATTCTTGCAAAGCTTCGCCTTCCAATAGCAACGAAAAAGGAAGTCAATGGCGCTCTGTATTATTTAAAGCTGGCTGGCTTGAATAGTGAGATATGGGTGAAATCAGCAGATAGACCTGAAAGTTGTGTTGGAGAAGGCGTTGACATTTTGGTACTTGAAGAAGCAGCAAAAATAAGGAAGATTGTATGGGAGCAGTATTTAAGACCAACATTAGCCGACAGACAAGGCTGGGCGCTCTTTACAACCACACCAGAAGGATATAACTGGATATATGATTTATGGCAACGCGGAAGATCAGAAGAGTTTTCAGACTGGGATTCTTGGCAACACCCAAGTTGGGAGTCTCCATTCTTTAAAGATGACATTGAAGAACTAAAGCAGACATTAACCTTTGAAACATTCCAACAAGAATTCGGTGCGCAATTTACGAGCTTTTCAGGGAGGGTGTTTCCGTTTGATCGCACCATACACATCCAAAAACTCAAATATAACCCAGATCTTCCTACCTATGTGGGTATCGACTTTGGATACAGGACAAGCGCAGCAGGATTTTTTCAAGTTGACCCCAGACAAGGTAAGGATAAAGTATACCTCATAGATGAAGTGTGGGAAGAAAACATCAAGACCGAGGACTTTGCAGACAAGATCAAAGGTAAGCATTATCCCATCATTCGATACTTTGGCGATCCAGCAGGGGGTGGTGTCCAGGCACAGAGTGGAATCGGAGATATAGAAATTTTTAGAAAAAAGGGAATACGAGTGGATTACAGAAGGGATAAGGTATCACGCAACATCGCCAACGGCATTACCCACATGCGAACATGGTTCGAAGATGCAGCAGGAAACACCCA